TTTTATAGTCTTATAGTTGTATTCTTTGTCTGCATCTATAAACTCCCAGCCAAGTGCGAACCTATTGTGTGGGAAGTGAAATGCTATCTCTAATGTCCAATCCATATCTTATTTTTCGGTAAATACCATTTGTGAACGTATATCTTCTGCAAATGCTTTTGCCATATTTAATTCATATTTTTCTATCCCAGCTTGAAAAGGTTTACTAAAGAATAAGTTAGCTTTTAAACCTTTGTTGTAAATACTTTTTACTATTAAGTATCTCATACTTTGGTAACTCATAAACCTACCTTTTTTATCCCTCCATTGAAACCTTTTCTTTCTTAACCATTTGTCTATGCCTTTGGTTAATCCACCTTTTTTGCCAGTACCACTACCATATTGAAATGGTGATAGTGCATTTCTTGTTTCTGGGTATGTTGATGTTTTACCCTTTACACCTCTATCTACAAAAGCACCATAATCTGCCATCATAAATTCAACTAACATTGCCTGGTCATCTTCCATTAGTTGGTAGGATAGTGAGTTGTACAAATTACCACCACCTTTATCATCTTTTGTTAGCCTTGTGCGAGATTGCTGAATAACATACTTCGCATATTGGTTCATTACTGCTTCGAGGTTCTTCATTAGCAGATGTATATATCATTGTAAATTAATATATCCATTGTAGCACTCCAACCAGCTAATTGGTTTTCAAACCTATCCATAAATGGTTCTAAACTTGGGTTGCCCTCTAACTGGTACATATCTGTATGTAGTGACCCCATTCTTAAACGTTGTATAAGCCTATTTAAGACCGCTAATTGCGTGTTTAATATATCTTGTTCATTATCATTACCAGTAAACCTATCTGTTGTTACATCCTTTGATTGGTCAACTATATCACAAGCTAATATGGTTAAACTAAACCTCAACACTTGCTCTTCTACTGAAACACTATTTACAATCATATGTGCTAATGGAAATATATCTTGCTTGTTTAGGTTTACATCACTAATATCACCAATAGAAACTGTGTTAGTTAATTGGTTTGATAATAGTTCTTCTTCTATTGTTGAGGTTAATTGGTAATATCCCCTTACACCTTGATTGCTCATTTGAAATTTTGTTTAATTCTTTTTGCTTCTAATTCTGCTTTATCTTTCATATACTCTAAAGCATACAAACATTTATGTACGTTTAACTTAGTGATATCTTCAATTCTTCTAATATCGTTTTGAGCGAGAGTAGTGAAGATGTTTTGATACCATCCATATTTTCTTGAAAAGTTGGTTGATGCGTCAAGTTGTCCATCTGCTGATTTTCCAAATAATCCACCATAACCATCGATAATTCTATCCCTAAATTGTACAAAAAAAAAATTGACCCCAAGACTATGTCCATAGGTATGTGTTCTAACTTTTCTTTTGTGTCTACATCATAATCTACAATAGTGTACTTGTCACCTATCTTTTCATTAATTGGTCTGTAAAGTACATTCATAGCTATTTGCATATTTTGCCAGTCACCTATGTAAGTATCTAAATCAATATACTCACCTAAACTTATTTCATCTAAGTTTGGTATCATACCATATTCAACACCATCTATTTTAAATGTTCTTATTAGTTCTGGTTTTTTTTCAAACATATTATTAAGAACCTCAACAACTCTATTTGCATCACATACCTTTAACATCCTAACACTATTTGCATCAAGATTGCAAAATATCTCTATCATCTTGCATTGTAAAAAGTAACTATCCTCATTGCTATCTTGTAGCTTTAGAAACTTTTGGTATTGTTTAAGTGATATTTCAGATAAATCACTTGGTACTGTTAATTCAACTTTCATACTTATATAACGTTTTTAAAATGGTTTTTTATAGTAAGTAAATATAATAAAAAAAGGCACACCATTTCTGATGCACCTTTTACTCAAAACTAACTTAACTACTAAATCATACTTGCCTCGTGACACGCTCCAGAGCAAACTCCAGGCTTGTCTATTTCTGCACCACATTCTGTGCATTCGTAATCTTTGTATTCTGGTGGTGTGTCCCAATTCATAATGTTATTATTTTAATTATTCCAGTTTCTAAATTTTTCCATTGTTCGGTAATAATGCCAGTTCTTAATCTGACTACTTTTATTAGTGTGTGTTTATCTATTATCTGTTTCATATCTATTCTTCTATTTTGTTAAATACTGCGTGTTCTAAACAAGAACCACATAATCCATCACTTAAATAAGATGCTTCTGCACCGCAACAATTACTATACATATTATCTACCATTTGTTAGTTCGTTGTATTCTTTGATGTATTCTTTGGCATCTTCTAAAAAAGTTGGTGCAATATTTTTTAATACACCTCTATTATCTTCCATATAACTAAAATAGGTTTCTAACCTTATCTTAATACTATATAGCTTTTGAAATTCTTCTACTGGTAAAAAAACTGTGTCTTTCATATCTGTTTTGTTTTAGTTAATTAATTTAAGCAAATATACAAATAAATAACATACCAACAAATAATTTAATAACTTTTATGAAATAAAGTAATTACCTCTATTTGGGTTTTGTAGTTGATATGACACAGAATAACGGATTGCATCAATGATGTGGTTAAATTTATCTTGTGGAGTTTTAGACTTTTTCTCTAACCAGGAGTAGTTGTTTAGTTCTTTAATTAAGTTGATGCTGTTTTCTTCTACAATCAAATCATAATCTTGTAGTAAGGCTATGCCGTATGTTATAGAACCTTGTCCTTTTATTGCTTTGACTACATTACAACCTTTTGCTTTCAGTTCGTGCAGTAGTCTTGGTTCAGCACTATCACCAACTATAAGATGGTTTTTAGCGTGTTTAAGGTTTAGTTCAGCTATCTGTGATGTGGTAAGACCTTTCAAGTAAAAACATTCCTTTAAATAGATTATTTTGTTTGTTGTGTCTATGTTGGTTTCTACTAATGTATTTTCATCTGATGCAAATCCGTAATCTTGACCAAACACACTTACACCTACTTTTTTAAACTCACCTATCCGCCAATTAGTAAAAATAACACCCTCTGCTTTTTCTAACCATCCACCGAGCATTTGGTGCTTGTATTTATCTGGTCTGCGTTTCTTGATGTTTTCTATTTGTTCTAGATAACTTTTAGATAGGTTTTCTATGTTATCTAAATATGTGGTGTGTATATATGATGTATTTCCTTTGGTTGTGTTTGTTCCAGCCTGTACACCTTTATCTTCAAAGAACCTATTATATATCCAATGCTCTTTTGTAACTGGGTTTAAAATAAGTATTACCCTATTCTTTTGGTTGAGGTTTCTAACACTTAAATCTATTTTATCAAATATGTTTTCATCTTGTAGTTCTTCTGCCTCATCCATTACCCAAGTAGAAACATTAGTTAAAGACTTTAGGTTAGCAGTTTGGTCACCACTTGATGTCTTGATACCTTTAAAGATTATCTTGCTACCAGATAGCTTATTTCGTATCTCATCCTTTGTTATATAGAAATGGTCTTGTAGTTTAAGTGTTTCTATCTTGTCAATAAATTCTGGTATAATAGAAATGTATGCAGATGATAATGTAAACCTTGTAAATAAGATTGTATGCCCAGCTTCAAAAGTGAGCAACAGCAATAACAAGTTTATAGAATACGATTTACCCGAACCACGTCCACCAGTTACAATATAATACCTTGCATCTGATGTTTGGATAGGGTTGTACTTTGGGTCAACTTCTATCACTTAAATTTTATAATATCTTTAAAGTTAATATTAAACCCATCTGTAGATGTTATATCTACACTCTCTTTTGGTTTACCATATCTATAACCAAAATACAATGACATAGCTTTGCTATCACCTTTGAATATTTGTTTACCTAGTGTTTTAATTACCTCATCATTATCAATAAGGTTATCTAACTTTTCTATTAGTTTAAGTTCATCTGCTTTCTTTGGTCTACCAGCACCCTCTCTTTTACCACCGTTGTTTTTTCTTTTATCCATTTGATACAAATTTGTTTATTCAATTATATAACGTAATTA